GAAAGAAGAGGAAGGGTGTATGTGCCCAACAGAAATGTACACAGGGTGATTTTGACTTTTTGAATTTGGTCATGTTTGGATTTGTGAGGTGGTTTGATTTGAAGAAAGAATATGCGAGATTGATTGAGCTGTTTAGTGGTTGCGATGAAAACAAGGTAAAATTACTTGATGGATTGATTGTCGAGTGTGCCAGGTGTAAAGAAAATCTTGATGATATAAATAAAAAAATTGCTGTCAGTGGTGGTTTAGTTAGAGTTAATCCCTCTAATAAATATCAAATTAAAATCAATCCACTATCTGTTGAACTTACTAAAATTAGAGCCAATTATACAAATATGATAACTAATTTATGTAGACAGCTTAATACAAATATTGAAGATGATGATGAATTGAGTGATTTTGAATGATGGATCTTGTTGAATATTATGACCCTAACAAGGATAGTTTTCTTGTTCAGTATTATTACAAGTGCAAAAGTGGCGAAATTATTATAGGCGAAGAACTAATGGCAGAGCTTGAAATATTAATGTCTGATATGAAAAATTATTCATACCGATTTGATACAACTGAAGCACACAAACGGATCAGATTTATTGAAACGAAATGCAAACACTTTGAAGCACCGTATGCCGGACAACCTTTTTTATTGGAACTATTTCAAAAAGCATTTATTGAAGCTATTTTTGCATTTTATATATTTGATGAAGAACTGAATAGGTGGCTTAGAAAAATTCAAGAAGTATTATTTCTGGTTGGCAGGAAAAACGGAAAGACACCTTTAATTGGTGCTATCTGTTTATCTGAATGGTTCTGTGGCGAGATGGGTAAAAAGATATTATGTGCATCAAATGACTATGAGCAGGCTGATTTAATGTTTCAAGCAATTAATTCTATGCGTGAAGAAAGCCCATCACTTGCTAAAGTAACTAGAAAAATTATTAAAGGAATTTACTTTGGTAATTCAAAGCAAAGAAATAAAAAGGGCAAATTTAGTTATCAAAATAAAGGCAGCATCCGAAAGTTATCTGCGAAAACTGGTGCAAAAGAAGGACGTAATATTGGTATTGGTGCAGTTGATGAAGTATTCGAAATGAAAGACGATAGTTTGGTTATGCCGATTAAGCAAGCTTTATCAACACAAGACGAACCATTATATTTTGAATTAACAACTGAGGGATTTACACAAGATGGCTATTTAGATAAACAACTTATAGAAGCTAGAAAAGTTTTAAAAGGCGAATTAGAACGTCCACGTTGGTTGATATGGTTATATACACAAGACAGCGAGCAGGAAGTTTGGCAAGACCCAAACACATGGACTAAAAGCAATCCTGGACTTGGAATTATAAAAAAGAGGTCATTTTTAAGTAGAATGATTGAAGAAAGCAAAACAGAAACAAGCAAAAGGGCCTTCGTACTTGCTAAAGATAGGGACATTAAGCAAAATATGGCTAATGCTTGGCTTTCATATAACGATTACCAAAATGATAGCACTTTTTCACTTGAACAATTAAGAGGCTGGTATTATATCAGTGGAAATGACTTTGCGGAAACAACAGACCTTTGCTCTAATGATATGATGTTTATGGATCCTGCAACATTAGATGTGTATTTTCATTCGCATTACTGGATATGCGAATCTAAAGCTGATGATAAAGATAATACAATCAATGCTGAAAATAAAGACTATAGGCTTTGGGCGAAAGAGGGATATTGCACTATTCTTAAAGGAAATAATGTTGATGTTTCTGTTATTGCTGACTATCACTATGAATTATACAAAAAATTTGGTATTAAACCTTTCAAAATTGGATATGACAATAGATTTATTAAAGACTTTCAAAAGAAAATTGTTGAATACTTTGGTGACGATTTACTCGAGAATATCCCTCAAAAGCCGTTTGCATTATCTAATCCAATGCGAACACTTGAAGCAGATTTAAAAGATAAAAAAGTAAATTATAATAACAATCCAATTTCGAGGTGGTGTTTTTCTAATACCGCCTTTAAAACTGACAACTTAGGATTTATTATTCCCTGTAAAATGTCAAGGGAAAATAGAATTGACGGAACTGCATCTAAAATTATTTGTTATGCTACTCTTGAAAAATTCAAAAGCGAATTTTTAGAAATTATAAGGATGAGGTGAAAAATTGAACATTTTTAAAAACATATTTCCCCAAAAGAATAAAACGAAATATTATAATGGTATATTTAGCAACACTATCCCAATTTATTCTACTGTTACAGGGGATATCTATTTATCTGATTTTGTAAATAATGCTATTGATAGAATCGCAACTGAAATTTCAAAAATAGAATTGAAATCTATAGTTGAATTTGCAGATAGTACAAAAATACAAAATGATGATATTACGAGGCTGTTCCGCTTTAAGCCAAATCCAATACAGACAACTAAAGATTTCTTTGCGAATGTCGAATGGCTAAGACGAAAGAATTTTAATGCTTTTATTTATCCACAATATGAAATTCAAAAAGATATTAAAGGAAATGAATTAAAAAAATACACTGCATTTTTTCCTTTAAATCCAACATCAACCGAAATTGGTGTTTCTGATGAACAGCAAATATATGAAGTGCGTTTTTATTTTGAAGATGGCAGTTCTTACACTTTACCATACAGCGAATTGATTCATCTTAAATGGCGAAGGGGTGTCAATCCTGCATACGGTGGAAATGAATTAGGGCGAGCTGAAAATAAAGAAATGATTGCTAGTATCCAGGCATTAGAAAAAACTATAAACGGATTGCCAAAATCTATTGAGGCTAGTTTGGGTATTAACGGAGTTTATGCTGCTAAATCTGTAATCGACAGAGATAAACTAGAAGCTGAAAAAGATAAATTTGAAGAACATATTTTTAGAAGCAAGACAGGAATAATTGCAACTGATTTAAGTGGCGATTTTACACCTGTCAACATTAATTCTGCAAGAATAGATCCTGGTGTGTTAGCATTTATGAAATCCGTTTTATATGAACGGTATGGAATAAGTAGTGCAATATTAAGTGGTGATTATTCGGGAGACCAACACTCTGCATTTTATCAAACTTGCCTTGAAGATTTTATTGTTGAGTTTGAACAGTCTGCAAGTAGTATTTTATACAGTCAAAGAGAACAAGATATCGGTCATAGGATAAGGCTGTATTATAATAAGGTCGCTTATCTTTCATTTTCAAATAAATTAGAGATGGCGAACTATGCTAAAGATACTGGCAATATGACAATCAATCAAGTTAATTCAGAAATATTCGGTATTGCTCCATTTGAGGGCGGTGATTTAAGACTTAGGTCTTTAAATTATGTGAATTCAAATATTGCTGATGATTATCAGCTTGGGCAGAAAACAAATAAAGTGAATGAGGGGGTTTAGTTATGGGAAAAGAAAATAAAATTGAAACAAATCCATTAGAAATAAAACAAGATAGAGAATATCGTGCTTCAAGTTTAAATTTCGAATCTGACAAGATGGAACTTTATGGCACACCATTAATTTTTAATAAACCTACGCAAATAAAAGCATTAAATAGAAATGGTGACATAGTAGAATTTACTGAAATTATAAGCGAACGTGCTTTGGACAATTGCGATATGACCGATACTGCATTTAAACATAATCACAAAGAATTTTTGGCAAGGGTTAGAAATAAAAGCCTTGTTTTGACTAAGACCGATACTGGTTTAGAAATGCGAGCGGTTTTATCTGATACACAAAGGAATAAAGATATATATACCGAGGTGAAAGATGGGTTACTGCCCGAAATGTCTTTTTCGTTTCCTAAAGAGCAAAGCGGAACTAAATGTAAATGGGAAAAAAGATCTGATGGATCTATACTTAGAACAATTTTAGAAATACCAAAACTAATTGATGTTTCGACCGCCTATAATGGAGCGTATTCTGACACTAATATTTATGCACGTTCTCTCGAAGAGCTGGACAGCGAAAACGAGACGTTGGACAACGAAAAAAGAACTGCTGATATAAATTTATTAAAACAAAAAATTATTATGAAAGGTAAAATTTAATTATGAAAAAGAAATTACTAGACCTATTAGCGAAAAAATCATTGCGAAAAACTGCACTTGTTGCAAAAGCGGACAAATGTGAAGATGTTGGAGAGCTTAGAAGCTTAAACACCGAAATGGACGAAGTTAATGCTGAAATAGCAGAGCTTAGAACATTAATTGACGGCATGCCAGATGATATTGAAAATCCAGCAGGCTTAGATGAAAACGGTCAATCAGAAAGAACACGTGCAGTCAACGCTGCTACTATTCCTGCTATCTTTAATGCAGGTATTGAAAATAGATCCAGCTCACCTTCAGCAATCGAAACTAGGATGGAAGCATTGGCAACCGATTTAAGAAGCGGAAAAGAAATCACAATTAGCACCGAAATCGCTGACTTCTTAGAAACTAGAGCAGTAGATACTACATCTCTTTTGATTGAAAATAAATACAAAAAAGATGTAGCCCCTTCTATGAACGAAGTTGCTCAAACTATAGACCTTGTAAAAATGGTACCTTTGGCAGGTGGTAACGATTATACAGTACCAATCGCGCTTGATACTGGTGATGCAGATTATACTGATGAGGGAGATACTTACGCAAATGATGAAGGAACTTTTGCAATACTAAGTTCCGGCAGATCGAAAATCACTAACTCTGCAATTATCAACGAAGAAGTTGTTGACTTACCTGGTGCTGATTATTTGTCTATTGTTTATAATAACATCAGAAGTTCAATCCGCAAGAAAATTTCCAATCAAATCATAGCAGGTCCTGGCACAACAAATACGATCAAAGGTATCGTTAAGCATACAGTTGCGATTCCTACTAGCTACAAACATGTAGAAACTGCGATAAATGATGATAGTTTGAGAAATATTGTTTTAGCTTATGGCAATGATGAAGATGTAACATCTCCATTAACTTTGTTCCTCAACAAGAAAACTTTGGCTTTGTTTGGTGCTGTTAAGGTTGATGAAAAACCATATTATACAATTGTTTATAATGGACCAAGTGGATATATTCAAGAGGGTTCAACTGGTTTGAGAGTACCTTACTCAATCAATAGTGCTTTAGTTGATTTTACAACTGCATCTACTGATGATGTAACAATGATTTATGGTGATCCACAAGCGTACGAGCTTGCAATGTTTTCTCAAATCACAATCAAAAGAAGTGATGAAAGATATATTGAAAAAGGACAAATCGCATTCTTTGGTAAGGTTTATGTTGGCGGTGTTGTATCTCGATACAAAGCAT